ATCCCGCCTTCCGGGTTCGTGAAGTGGCTTCCCAGAAAGCGAATCCCTGCCCGCCGGTATTGAGTTGCTAGCGCTTCGCCAGAACCCTTGTCATGAATGCTACCGTCATGCGGCCAGGCTACCGGAATCCAGGGGCCTCTGTGCTTGATCGCTTCGGCGTGCTGCAACATCCCAGAGCCCTTCTCGCGATAGGCGTCATAGAGATAGACCGTGTCGGTGTCCCGGTCATGAGCTAGCCAGACACAGGCCGTAGGGTGGTCAAAGCCAAAATCAATCCCCGCAATCCGCGCCCAATGTTCTGGAATCGGAAAGGCCGGGCAACTGATGTTGTCTTCCGGTACCGGGAACACTTGCCCTGAACCGAGCATCGGGATGCCCTTGGAGCGCATCAACCGCTCATGCGGAGGGAGAGCTGCTAGAATCTCTTCGCGTACCTCCAAACTTAGGTGGGGCGCATCATCCCAGGTCGCTTGAATCAACGACTGACCTGCCTTGCGCTCGTTTAAAAACATCCCCACCACGCCCGTCACGCCATTCTCTGGCGTAAAGGTCAATGCTACTGGACCTCCAGACTTCAGCGTAGAACGCAGCGCCTGGCTGTAAATCTCCTGGGGTGGCTCCTCATCCAGCCAGACATAGTCCACTGCTACCCCCATCCAGGCCGCTGGACCTGAATCATAACTCTTGAACTGCAAGCGGCTGTTGCGACCACTGACATGCTTGATCAGCGCAAAGCCAATCGCATTCGGCACGCCGGGGTTGCGCTCGGTCTTGACAATCAAGTCCCGTGGAATCGCACCGGTCCCAAAAGCATCAGGATCTCCTGACTCGCCTAACAGCTCCGCCTGCACGATGTCGCGTGTGGCGTAGTGGCTCTTGCCTGCACACCAGGCCTGAATCGACCTCTCAAAGCGCACACCCTCCCACCAGTCCGGGTAAATCCCCGTCAGGTGATAGGCCACCTCCATTGCACCGGAGTAGGTCTTGCCCGTCTTGTTCCCGGCCATCAAACAGCGCTGCCGCGCCCGGTTGCCCTGATCGTCTCGCGCCTCATGGAAGCGCAACTGAAACGGGTAGGGCTCATAGAAGTCAAAGGCCCTGGTGCGCCGCGTCTCTTCGTACAAGTCCCGTAACTTCAGAACCTCATCGACCTCTTCCAGCCATTGCTGCTGAACGTAGGCGTCCGCCTCTTCGTTGCGTGTCATTTCTTTTTGGTGGGCCCGTACTTCTTGAGACAACGCCCTGCGGCCTTACACTTGCCCGGTGACGGGCACTTCGCACAAACCTTGAACGGCTTCTTGGTCATTCCTGGCATTACTTCCCCTTTCGCTTGGTACGTTTGGCAGTCTTGGCACTGTCCCTAAAGGCTTTCGCTGTCGGTGCCCCCTTCGTTCCCGGCTTGCGCATACGCTCCTTGGAGCCTGCTTTGATTCGCTTCCGCTTGGCGTGTATATTCGCGTACAAGCCCTTCTTTTTCTGCATCCAACAACTCCTTGTGGCGTTTGTCTGATAAGGCCCAGCGCTCCTTCCTGTCCGCTAAGAGCGCATCCCGCAACGTCTCCTGAATGCTGTGGCGGTACCAGGCGGGGATACTCGCACTTGGGGCAATCATCCCCTGGTTTGCTGCCAGCTCCCGCAATAGAAAATCAATCTCCAGAGGGCTCAGGTTCACAATCATCGCTCAAGCCCCAAAAGGTTTGGAAGCGCAGCTTGGGCGAGACTCCGAAGATCCACCCTATCGCTTTGACTCATAGGCTCCTTCGCTCTGCGTGGAGTAGTGGCAACTACATGTTGTGGCGGACCCGATAGCTTGGGTATTCCCTCAGAAATTTTACCCGCCAAACCTACTCGCCGTGACGCTTCCAAAATCATCAACAGCCCCACATCTTGCGGGACCAGTAGTTCGCACTCGTTCTGTCCTTCGTGCCCTTGATGCCGCCAGAACGCGCACAGTAGCTCTTCTTGCGACCAGGCTGATCCTTCTTGATGCTCATCTTCGGATCACCAAAGGCTACCCGCACCACGCGGCCAGCATCGTTCTTGACAAAGACCTCAAACTTCTTGCGCCCACCCGGTGTGCGCCTCGGCTTGTTCAGCGTTACTTTTTTGCCTCTGTATTCAGCCATCTACTCCCCATTGTGTAGCCATCGCCTGTGCCACGCCTTCAAACGTCCTGGAGCGGTTCTTCCAGCGCTCCTTCGACGGTGGCATGTGATGTATCCGGTTCTGTCGCCCTGACACTACGTCTGTCGGTTCCAGCTTCGGCAGTCCCTTCAGCCAGAAACAGGTTGCCTTCGTTTCGCCATGCCCAAACATCCAGGGCTGAATAATCTGGTCCGGCTTTCTGATCTTGCTGCTGATGATCGAAATCGGGTTTTCCAGCGCTATCCTTGGAATCGGTGCGCTCAACAACTCCCTGACAAAATCAAGCGCCTGTGCCTGCTCCTGCAGCTTGTCACGAAACCAGCGGGCTCCCGATACCGCAAGGTGTGTGCAGGGCGGATGCGCCACCATCAAGTCCCAGCCTTCCGAAAGTACCTGCCTGACATCGCCCAGAATGTGCCTGCCTTCGCGCTCTGTTGGTAACAGATCACAACTGATTGCATCATGGCCCTGTGCGGTAAAAGCGTCACGCACAATGCCTGAAAACTCGCAGGCTACCAAAACCTTCACACCTTCTCCCAGTCCGCATCTACGCTGTCCGGTTGCTGTTTCGTACCAGGGGCCTCTTCCAGGGGCTCCAGGTCCTTCGGCTGTAAGCCCAAAAGCCTCGCCCCAAACTCATCACCCAGGCGCTGTCGTACCTCCGCCTCAATCTCCTTCGGCGTCCGCTTGACCTCCGCCGTTACCTCCACCCGGTCGGTTGGCTTGAAGCCCGCTCTGTCCAGAATATCCTTTGCCGCTTTATACCTGGCGTTCGGATCATCACAGTCCAAGAGGCTCACTAACGTCGCCATCGCCTTGTGGACATTCTCGTCCAACTCAATGCGCGTCTGTAGCGCGATCTGATCAGCCCGACGCTTTCGCTCCGCATCGAAAGTGTTGCGGCTCATGCCCAGCGCTGCGGCCTTCTCCGCTAACGTCCCAGGGCCCATCACACGACGGACAAACTCTACGCTGTTGATGTCCTGACCGACTACGTCGATCATCGGCTTGGTCTGGGCGCTACTTGCGCTGCGTCTCGGCATGTGCTTAACTCCTGTTACGCCATAAGCCAAACCGTACTTTCGCGGCGAAAGCAAGGCGTACCGTAAGGGCCACCATAGGGCGGGGATGGTTACAGAGAGTAGCTCCGCAACTCGCGGATCGCAGCCAACTCCATCGGCAAGCCGTCAAAGTCTTCCGCGACGCCTAGCCGTGAAGCCACCAGCGTCACTACCGACTCCGGTAGGTCGTACTCGTCCGATAAGGCCAAAAGGTAATCGGCGCGGGAGGCAAAGCCGTGTTCGGTGTAGGGATTCATTTTCGGCTCCGTTTGGGGGAAGGGATAGACCTACCAAGCATCGACGCCCCGTTTTGTGCCCCCGCACCCCTCGAATGGCCGCTAAGTAGGATCGCATGGTGGCTGTTTAGGGAATCGACATGCCGCTTGTTTACTGGGATCGGTGTCCGATAATTGGCAAAAGGGCAACAAAAAGGGCAACACTAGCGGGCAAAAGGGCAACAATATTTCTGAATCGAGCGAACGCATGACCGCTTTTCGGCTGTGTGAAAATCACCACAACCCCACTATTACCTGCCTTGACTGCCCCTCTTTCCCAAGTTGATAGCGAATATACCAAGGCAGACCTGATGCGTGCGTGGCGCTTAAAAATGGGCTACACGCAAACAGAGCTGGGCGAGTTAATAGGGCACTGTGTCTTCCATGTGAACGCCCAGGAACGCGGCGCTCATTCGATAGCAAAGCACACGCTCTTGCACGTTGCGCTGTTGTACGCAATCCAATCCCTCCCACCTGACGCGCCTGTGTCGATCTTACAAGACATGCTCACGCCTCAGTCGGTGCTGGATCGCCGAGCGAAGGCGCAGGCACGACTAGCACAACGGCAGGCGAAACGCTCCAAAACTTCGAAGCGGAAACCGACCAAACGGCGCAATCCTCGCCGAAGCAATCCATCCAAGCCTTGAGTAGATTATCGGCATCAGGCTTGACCTGATGCGGTTTGCCGTCATGGTCCTGCTTTTTGCGCTTTGACCAACTACGCGGCATGGGTAAATAAAACTCCACGCTGAAGCGCTCTGAGAGCGTCACGCCCATTGCCTGTGCTTGATCGCGCACAGCGTCACGGTATTCGAAATACTTGACCACACACGATCTGCGCCTCCAGCGGTCGGCGTGCGTCATGCGTGGAGCGGCAACGGGAACAACGTCAAAGCGATAAGCGGGCATTGTTTTACCTTATTATATACATATGATGTGCATTTTGTGCTTGCTATTATACATCATATGTATAGATTTGATTGTACGCGGGCAATATCGCCAGCGTGCTTTTCAATCTGAAACGGGAAACATCATGAGCAAGCAACTAAAAACCACCATCACCAAAAGATTTGCGAACCAGGTAACCGGCGGACTGGGCAAGCCGTCCAAAATGCCTGGCACAGCCTACGGGATACCGGCAGCGGAATGCATCACGGGTTCAAAGCTTCGCAAGGTAGCGGGTAGCACCTGCAGCGATTGCTACGCGCTCAAAGGCCGCTACGCGTTCGCAAACGTCGTGAACGCCGAATATTTGCGCCTGGACCGCGTACAACAAGCGCTTGACGATCACGCGTTTCGCGCCGTCTACGTCGATTGCTTCGCGTTTTTACTTTCGAAGGTCGATTGGCACCGCTGGCACGACGGCGGGGACCTGCAGTCTGTTGAACACTTTGAGTTGATCGTTGAAATTTGCCTAGCGTCACCAGACACGCGGCATTGGCTACCGACGCGTGAATACAAGATCGTTCGCGATTGGCTAAGACTGGGCAACGTCATTCCTGCAAATCTTTGTGTGCGTTTTAGCGCTCACATGGTCGACGGACCAGCACCGAACGTCTACGCGCTCCCAGGCGTGACTACATCCGGCGTGACCACCAGCACAGCAGGCAACTGCCATGCGCAAACTAGTGGGAGCGGGCACTGTGACGATTGCCGCGCCTGCTGGGATCGAAACGTCGGGCATGTTAACTACAAACTTCACTAAACCAACAAACAGAGCGAAACAATGAAAATCAAATACTACCTAGTCACGCGACCAAATGAGATTGACTGCTCAAGATACCGCAACTCTGACCCATTGCTAAACGGCGACGGCGCCCGCGTTTGGTCGCAAATGATCAGCAGCAAAGGCGCGGAATTTATTTTATTCACGCCGTATCGGACCACAACGGAACAAATCGAAAACTGGGTCCAACAGATTCGCGATGACCGCGACGTAGTCGGGAAAATTCGCGTTGTCATCAACTCGCACGCTTGCGCTTAATCAACCTAGCCCGCCATCGTGCGGGTATCACCTACAAAGGCAAAATGAAAACAATCATCGAAGACTACAACAAAGCGCTTGAGCGCAGCTCCACCAAATTTGACGCAATTGCTGACCAGTACTTGATCGACGTTGAGACAACCACCACACGCGAAGTATCTTGCGGCCGTTGTAGCGGGCAACGCGTTTTCCAGCACTACAAGCACAGAGCTGGCGGAATATGCTTTCGATGCCAAGGTACTGGCACTGAAACGATCACGGAAACGCACACAGAAAAGCATATTGATTTTGAGCGCATGGTATCGGACCACCCAGGCATTGAATTGCCCTGGTGGGCGGATTTGTATGCTTCGAAGCGCTTTTAATTAATCCACCACCTAGCCCGCGTCGTGCGGGCTCTTTCCCGTTTTTTGCAAACTGGGTGGCGTTGCGTCCTAGGTGGCGTTGCGTCCTGCACTTCTAACCTGAAAAACTTATGACCGCTGAACAATTCCGCGACAGCCGCAAAGAACTGGGCCTGAGTATGGCCGCCGCCTCTCGGCGCTGCAAAGTTCCCTACCGTACCTGGCAGGCCTGGGAAGACGGCACCAATCGCGTGCCGAACTACGCATTCTGCTTTCTGTTCTACCTCAAGCATACTTCAGCCGAGTGACGTTGCGTCCTGCGGAGTGGCGTTGCGTCTTGCCATCGCTACCAGCCTGGGGAGGTACTTGCGCCCCAGCTCGGTGACCTTTTCCTTGTCAAGCTTCTGCGCCTGTGGCGACAGGGCGGGTGGCTGGGTGCGCAAAACTCTCCAGATTTGCCCTTGTGTGGGCAGATAACGATCTTCTGTGCTGAACAGCAACTGGCGTTGCGCCCGTTCAAAGTCTTCATCGCTGACGGTCTGGAAGGCTTCAAACCACTCGGAGGCTAGGTCGCTGGAAATAGTCCGCCCAGTGTTGGCCGCCCAGCTCTTCAGGGCTCTGGCTATCGTTTCCCGGCTTGCCATTGGCATCTCCTTTCAGGAAGTCATCAAGTACGGATTGGTTGCGCTCATCGACGCTCTGGTAGCGTTGCGGCGTTGCGGCCTGTTTGGGCGGGAACACGCCCACCCAGCCATTGGCTATCGAAGTATCCAGGCACTGGCGTGCCTCGGCTTCTGAAAACTGATCGGCTACGTCTTGCAGGATTTTCAAGACTCGCGTTGCGGCTAGTGGCGTGAGCGGTTTGCGCAACAGGCGGCGATGTTCTGCAAAATCATCCCAGAGGTCTTTGGGTAGCCAATCGGGTAAGGGGGGTAGCGTTGCGGCGGAAGCCTTTTTGGATTTTTTATTTTGCTTACTAGTTTCCCCCTGGGGGGTAAGGGGGGTATTAGTATTATTTCTTTGTAAGTCTTTTATATATACACGGGGATTTTCCTTGTCAGGTTTTTCCCTGTCAGGTGGCGTTGCGTTCGGATTTTCCCTGTCAGGCTCAATCGCAGGTTCTGTCTGGGCTAGCGCCGAAATCACCTGAACCGGATTTTCCCTGTCAGGCTCAACCTGATCGGGATTTTCCTGACTAGGATTTTCCCTGTCAGGTGCAAGGCCAGTGTTTATGCGGTAATCCCAGTCACCGACCTTTCCCTTGTCTCGACTACGTCCAAGGCGCTCCAGGTAGCCAGCTTGCCGCAATTCATTCAGCGCACTCTGCACGCTGTCGTACCCATCCTTATGGTGTTTCGCAATCTCGCCGATACGGATCTTCCAATCCTTGGGCAGTTTGACCAGATAGGCAAAAAGCCCCTTGGCCTTCAGAGATAGCGTTGCGTCTTCCAGCACCTGGTTGGCGACCTTGGTGTAGTTCATGGCTAGGCCACCTCCTCGTCAGCGAGGCGTTCCTTGGTAGAACGCTCGACGGCCTTCAGCGCCAGCAGTTCGGCCTTGCTGATGTCACCGCGCTCAAAGTAGGTGTGCCGCAGTAACAGAGCCTCATCCAGTTGATCATAGGTCTGAGCGCCTTCGATGCGGTTGCGGACCAGTTCGTTGGGGGTGAGGTCAGACCGCGTAACCACCTTGTTAGGCTTCTTAGAATCGCCGTCACTGGCTTTTTCTTCAAGGGGTGTCATGATATCCCCACCGACAAAAAGCTGTCTCAAATCGATTGTAGACTCTTCTAGGGCACTAAATGCCGTTGCGGTGTCATCGTCAGAGCTTTCCACCTTCTCCAGGGTGTACTTGGTCAGCATCCCATCGCCCTTGCGCTTGATCATGATGTCAAAGTCTTTCGGATTGCCGTAGGTGTCAACCAAGTCTTCGATGCGTTCACGGTTGCTGACCTGGTTGATCTGCCAGCACTGCACGGCTCCCAGCGTTCGGTTGTAGACCGCCAGAGCCCAAAAGAACTTGATGTCTTCCGCACCAGCCCGCTGCAGAGACGCCTTGTCATTGATCCCCACACGCTGGGGGCGGCGTACCTCTTCGCCAAAGTTGTCCTGCTGGTTGACCCAGCCTTCCCAGCCGCGCACGGCTAGCTTCTTGTCCTTGAATGATCCCAGGATGCGGACCACGCACTTCTGATTGGCGCTTAGTTTCAGGTACACGCCGATTTTTGAGGGGTCCACATAGTCGGCCTCAAGGCCCCAGTCTGTCAGATGGCTCATGCGATCTCCTTGTATGAGCTGTTTGGGAAAGCACTGTGTCGCTCCATTGGCAATAGATCGGACTGCGGCACCCAGAAGCAGGGGCGGCCCGTGTTGTACTTGTCGCCCCAATACTTGTACTGTTTGCCGTTGCGGCCACTGATCCAGCCGCGCACAGTATAAACCCCCGCCTGTCCGGTCAGCAGGACAAACGGAGCGTGATTCAGATCACCTGGCTGTAGTAGAAGATGCCCGTCCGGGTTATGGGTATGGCGGACTTCCCAGCTCCCCACATCGCCCTTGCCCACGACGCCAATCTTGCCGTCCCAGTGAATGTTCATGAGCTTGGCAAAGGCGAACTCTGCGAGAGCGCCTTCAATCTCTCTCTGCCATTTGTTTTCATAGCCACTGATCTCTTTGAAATGGCTGATGGCGTAGGCACAGCGCTGCATCCCCACGTAGGCAGCCTGTTGGATTTCTGATTCGTTTAGACGGGTGATGATCATTCAATCCATGAATAAGGAGCTACCGACACCGTAGGCCGAGTTGAGCAGACCGTATTGGTTTGCCGCCACATGAACAGTGCGAATTTACTGGCTCTGGAGCCCAGTGGGAGGATCGCACACACGACTTGGCCGGTAGCTTTAAATTTCTGCGTCATACTGGTCGTAGCTCCAGAAGTTCTGCGGCACTGCAAGGTTAGCCTCATCCGCTTCCTGGGGCTGGTACTGGGTGATCTTCCCACCACGCTTCAGATACGCCTTGATGGCGTCACTATAAGCAGTTTCACCGGGCATCTGGCGACTCAGCGTCACCCGCCGTTCCTGCGTTTCACGCAGCTCCTGCCGCTTGCGTTCACCCTGCTCGGCCAGCAGCCTTTCATGCGTTTTCTTTTGATTGCCGTAGCGGTTAGAGCAGCGCCGTGAACAGTTGATTGCGCGGATGTTGTGGCTTTTGAACTCAGCGCCACAGGTCACACACTGCTTGTCATAAATCTGTCGGGCGACCCACTTGTACTTGTTGCGGCACTTGACGCTACAGTAGGTCAGGCCCAGCCGTGGCAGAGGCCCCTTGCAGGTCTTGCACTCTGTCGGTGACTTGGCCTTCAGGCGCAGGTAGACCTCATGCTTCTTGCTGTTGATGCGGCACCGGGCGCTACAGAACAGATGGTTGTGATTCACCTGCTTAAAGAACGCAGTGCAGAAGGGACACTGGAGTTGCTTGGCCTCCCAAGCGTTGGCCGCCTTCTTGGCCCGCTTCCGTTCCCGCGCCTGTTCGTAATAACACTCCGTACAGCAGTAGCGCTGGTTGTACTTGCGCCGGTCAAAATAGGTCTGGCAATGCTCACAGCGCGTGGAGCCTCGACGCTCCTGCCCACGGCGGCAGAGTTCTAGGCGGTAGCACTCGCGGCTACAGAACTTAGAGTGATCTTTGTTTGGCACAAAATCCTGAGAGCATATCTGACAAGACTTGGGTGGCTTCAATGACGGCCCATGCGCTGACAGAAACGGCAGACCTTGCTACCAAATACCCAGAGGGGGGCTGTTGGCGTTTTGTAGTTGTCGCAACCAGGGCAATACCGGAGTTTCGAATCGTGACATGTCACGCGAGTGTCCAGGTTTTTGCCAATAGGCTGCGTAGCTGCTGGTCTGGCGGGTTCCAGCGCCAATCGTGACATGTCACGCTGTGCCAACCGTTCACTCAGGCGTTCACTCAGGCGCTTCATGTCAGCAGCTCTGCCAGCTTCGCTACGTCCGTTTCGTAGTCCCAGTTCAGGTCATTGAACAGGTCTTCCTTGCGGTGGATGCGCTCACTCAGTGACATCTCTGACGGCATCACGGGCGTCATGTCCTTGTCGGGACAGTTCAGGGCGTGCTTGGCACCAACCAGCTTGCCGCAGTCACTGCACTCATAAAGAAAGCAAATGCGCTTGAGGTCATTGCGGGCACGGTATTCCCAATACTTGTTTTCGCGGTCCAGCCTTGCAGTCTCATCCAAGAACGCCTGATGGCGGGCTGCTGCGCGTTGCCGTGACTCTTCAATTTCCTGCTCAGTCATACGGCTCTCCTGCGATTGCGCCACCACCATTTGACCGTCAGGTACTTCAGGCGTAGCCACCAGTACAAGCGGCGTAGTTTGTAAGGGTTTACTGGGCGTAACAGGCGGGATTTGCGGTGCTGGATCTCAAGATCAAACAGGTATTCAACGCGGCTCATTGCGTAACTCCATGTAAGTGGTAAGCATCCAATGGGTAGCAGCTTTGACCGTTGCACGTTCCTGCGTACTAACTGTCCACACCATCAATGGTGATTAAGTTACTGCTACCCAGTCGATGGCCGACTTCCAACAGGTGGGCGCTGTCACGGCGTCGGCGGGCCGGTGAGGTCTATGGTTTAGGCAGCAGGGCGAGTGCGTTATTGACAAGCGCCTGTGCCGCGTGTCGCGTCTTTGGATTGTTGGAACTTAGCACCTTGGTGCCTGTCTCAATTGCGTCTGTACAGATGTCGTACTGCAGTTTCCTGATGATCTTTTTGAGGTCAATGTAATCATCTGCGTAAACTCTGACTGTCTTTCTTTCCATGTGTACCTTTGTGGTTGTTGTTTAATCAGTCGTACCCCAGATTCTGCGCCTTCCGCACAGAGTCGAGAGCCGCTTCTAGGTCAGCTAACCGCTGTTTCTGCGCACGCTCCTTCAGGTCATGCGTCATCAGCGGTATATGGTTGGCCTTGGCAAGATGGTTCACATCCATGCGTAGGCCATGAAGGAGTGCCTTGATTTCGGCTAACTCTGCAGATAGGTCGCTCATGCGGATTCCTTCAACAAAGCATTTAGTAACTCTTCTTTGCGGTTGTGTAGGGCTGTGTGCGCTAACTGTTTGATCTCATCATTGCGCCGTTCATTTAGCAGCACTTGGCGCACATACGATTGCGTAAAGCCGCTGGCGTCAGCTAACTGCCTGAGCCGAACGCCATAAAACTGGCACTGTTTCAAAAGATTCATTGGCAAAAGAGTTGCTTCTGTGTATAACTGTTTTGTTTTTAAGCGAGTTCAGGTTGCATTGTTTTAGTACATGTTTGAAAACAGTATGCAAACTGAGAATTACTTTCAAGGACAATTTTTATCTGCGTGGGCCATGTATGGCGGAAAACACTGAAATCATTGAGCGAATAAATTTTTATGTGCGGCAAAAAGGTGGGAATAAGTCTGCTTTAGCCCGTGATTGGGGCGTAAGCCCTAGCCATTTAGGCGTAGTTTTGAAAGGGACAAGGCAGGTTTCTTCGACTATGCTTAAAAACGCAGGCGAAAACGGTTATAATACAAAATGGCTTTTGACAGGCCAAGGTGAGCCGTATTTGCCGACTAGTGTAGGGGGAGATGGGCAATCTACGGACTACCGGGATGAGCTGATTGCCAGCAAAGATGAGGTGATTGCGCTGTTAAAAGAAAAAAACGCTTTACTGGAGTCAGAGTTAAAAAAAGGGGCGGGGGTGGTAACGGAACGCACGAACGGCAAAGTGGTACCTTGGCCGGCAAGTAAAGTTTATTTGCAGCATTAGACTGTTTTGGCAGTCGTGCATTCAATATGTTACAAAGTTATCACCCCCCCCCCCACAAATG